CCCAGCGAGAAATGATCGCACTGTACGGCGCCGACCAGGGTCGCGCGCTGTACGAGCAGGAGATGCTGTGCTCGTTCAATGCGACATTCAACATCGGCGCGTTCTACGCCAGCGAGATGCAGGCGGTTCGCGCCGAGGGACGCATAGTTGAGTGCGAAGCCTTGCCAGATCGGCCGGTGCACAGCTGCTGGGATCTGGGCGTCGGTGATGACACGAGCATCTGGATGTATCAGGCGCAAGGCGCGCAGCTTGTGATCCTCGACCACTACAAGAACAACGGCGCCGGCGTCGAGCACTACCGCGACCACCTGATGAAACTGTACCAAGACCGCGGCTGGATCCACGGCGACGACTACGTTCCTCACGACGCCAAAATCAAGGAATGGGGATCAGGGAGGACGCGCGTTGAGACGATGTCATCACTCGGCCTGCACCCGCGGCTGGTCCCACTTGCATCGGTTGATGATGGGATCAACGCCGTGCGACGAACACTTCCCCTCTGTGTATTCCATCCCCGCACCGAAGAGAACGGCGTCGACGCGCTCGAGCAATACCGCCGCGAGTGGGACGACGATAAGAAATGCTTCAAGCCGACTGCGCTACACGACTGGACATCGCATCCGGCCGACGCCTTCCGCTACCTGGCGATGAGCTACCGCGCGGCGCCGAGGCTGGTGCCGAAGGAGCCAAAGCAGGAGGGCTGGCGCATCCCGCCGGTACGCGAGCCTCGGCGTGGGGGGATGTTCCGATGATGCCGGCCGACAACATCCCGTGGCATTGGTACGCGATTGGCGTGGTCCTGGTGATCTCTGCGATCGTGTTGGTGAGGTTTATATTCAATGGCTGAGTATGACAGCGACAAGAAGCCTCACGAGGACGATCTCCGCTCGGAGGATCACGAGTACAACCCGGCGATCGAGCCGAAGAGCGCCAAAGCGTGGCTGAACCTGTTGCTCGAGAGCGAGGACGCTTTCGAGATCTGGAACACACGCTGCGACGAGTACGATCGGCAGTATGCCAACATCGAGCGTCTGGCGCAGCGCGAGCGCGATCGCGAGTTTCAGATGTTTTGGGCCAACTGCGAGGTGCTCAAGCCCAGCATCTACGCCAAGCCTCCGATCCCGGTGGTGGTGCCGAAGTTCAAGGACAGGAGGCCGGTCTATCAGCAGGCCTCCGAGGTGATGGAGCGGTGCTGCAACGTCGCGTTCGACCTCGCCCGCATCAACGATCTGATGCTGCTGGTGCGCGATGATCTGAGCATGACCAGCCGCGGCGTGGCGTGGTGTCGGTACGAGAGCGGCGGCAGCAAGAGCGACTACGACCACGAAAAGGTCTGCATCGACTTCAAGGGCCGGCGTGATTTCCTGCACTCGATCAGCCGCAACTGGCGCGAGGTGACGTGGGTCGCGGCTGCCAGCTACTTGACGCGCAGTCAGGCCCGTGAGCGGTTCAAGGAATACTCCGACGACGCTTACCAGCAGGCCGAGTACAAGGTCGACAAGGATAGCAAGGAGATTGGCGGTGCCGATAATCGCGAACGGGCTAAATTTTGGGAAATCTGGGACAAAGGATCACGACGAGTCGTTTGGGTGGCAGAAGGAGTTGAGGATATCCTTGACGAGGACGATGCCCATCTCGATCTTCAAAACTTCTTCCCTTGCCCTAAGCCCTGCTACGGAACGGTTCAACGAGGATCCCTCATACCTGTACCAGACGTCATGCAGTACAAAGATCAGTTGTTTGAAATAAACATGCTGACCGGGCGCATTCACGCGCTGAGTGACGCGCTGCAGGTCAAGGGGTTCTATCCTGCGGGAGGCGGCGAGGCGGCGGATGCGATCCAGACTGCGCTGCGGCTCAACTCACCCAGTGAGGTAATGGTGCCGATCTCGAATTGGGCCGCGTTTGGGCAGAGTAAGGAGATCATCCTGTGGATGCCGATCGACCAGATTGCGCAGACCATCCTGCACCTGGTGACGCTGCGCAAGCAAATCATCGAGGACATTTACCAGATCATGGGGTTGAGCGACATCATGCGTGGTGCGACCGACCCGAACGAGACGCTTGGGGCGCAGCAACTAAAAACGCAATACGGATCTACTCGTATCAGGGACAAGCAACAGGAGATGGTGAGGTTCGCCAGGGATTTAGTCGAGATCACCTCGGAAATTATTACTGAGAAATTTAACAAGGTCACCATCATCGAGATGTCGCAGACCCAACTGCCGACCAAGGAGATGCAGACCAGGAAGGCACAGCAACTCGAGCGGCAGCTGCAGCAGAGCATGATGCAGATGCAGCAGATCCAGCAGCAACAGCAGATGGCGCCGCCAGCGCAGCAGCTTGGCGAGGAGCCGACCGCGGCGGCACCGCCTGACCCGTCTGCGCAGATCCAGAAGCAGATCCAAGGTTTGGTAGTTGAGTTGCAAAAGTTGGATCAGGAGCCGACCACCGACCAGGTGTTCAAGTTCTTGAAGGACAACCGCGCCAAATCGTTCGTGCTCGACATCGAGACTGACTCGACCATCATGGCGGACGAGAACGCCGAGAAACAGCGCCGCACCGAGTTCGTCGGCATGCTGGCGACGTTGCTGCCTCAGCTGTCGGCGATGATGACGGCAGCGCCGGAGACTGCCCAGTTCTGCACCGACATACTGAAGTTCTCGACGGCGCCGTATCGCGCCGGCCGGGTGCTGGAGGGTAGCATCGATGAGTTGGCTGAGTTGATGAAGCAGAAGGGTCAGCAGGGCCAGGGAGAGGATCCGACCACGGCGCAGCATCGCATCCTGCTGCAGATCGAGCAGATGAAGCAGGAGACGATCAAGCAGAAGAACAAGGCCGACATCCTGTTGAAGATGAAAGAGATGGAGCAGAAGGACCAGCACAAGCAACTCGAACTGGAGAACGAGCGCCAAATCAAGGGCGCGGAGTTGGCGTCGAAGCAGAATGACGCGCAGGGCAAGGCGCAGGTGCAGAACCTGAAGGCGATGGAGAACCGCGAGGCGCATCAGGCCCACATGATGGAGAACAGCCAGAAGATGGCGCTTGATCGGCAGAAGGCCGAGGTGGCAATGCGCATCAAACAGCAGGACGCGGTCAACAAGGCCAACGAGCGGCAGCAGGCGGCGCAGCAGCGTAACAACAGGGGGCTGGTCTGATGCCGATGGCAGTAATCAGCACCACGAAGGGGCTGGCGGTTACTAGTGCGCCTAACGGCCTGCCAGTGGTAGTTGCCACTAACGGCTACGGCGTCGGTGTTGTGCCGGTGGCGTCGGGCGGGTTGCCGGTGTTCGACACGTCAGGCACGCTGTTTGGGCCGCCGGTGATCCCGGCCAACACGGGCTTGCCGGTCATATCGGGCCTCACGCAGGTGGGGCAGACGCTGTTCACCACGGTCGGGACGTGGAGCGGCACGGCGGCGACCTACACATTCCAGTGGAAGCGCGGAGGCGCGAACATCAGTGGCGCGACAGCGAGCAGTTACCTGCTGGTGACGGCGGATCTCGCCGCCAACATCACGGTGACGGTGACTGCAACCAACACCGCGGGCAGCGCCAGCGCCACGGCGACTGCGGTTGGCCCGGTGACGGTTGCGGCGCCGGTCAATTCGGTGTTGCCGACCATCACGGGCGGCACGGTGCAGGGCGATGTTCTCACGGCCACGACGGGCACCTGGAGCGGTTCGCCGACCTACGCCTATCAGTGGAAGCGTAGCGGCACCAATGTCGGCACCAATGCCAACACCTACACGACAGTGGCAGGCGATGTCGGCAGCACCATCACAGTGACGGTTACTGCGACCAATGCGGGCGGAAATGCCAACGCGACATCGGCGGCAGTGGGGCCAATTACGGCTGCCGTTGTCGGTGCCATTGCCACGCCGTCAGTGACCTCGCTGACGACGGCGACCGACAGCGGGGCGTCCTCCACCGATGCCATCACCAACGACACCACGCCGGACCTCAATGTCGACTGGGGAGCCGATCCGCCGCTGCTGGACGATGTGATCGAAGTCCGCAACGGCGGTTCGCTGATCGTGACGCACACCGTCACGCTGGCAGAAGAGATGTCCGGGATTGTCTCGTTAGGATTTACGTTAAGTGCTGGCAGCAACTCGCTGACTGTCACGCACAAGCGAGGCGCAAGCTCGTCCAGCCCTTCGAGCGCGTTTATTGTAGTGATCGACACGACGGCACCGACGCTGTTATCGGCGACGGCTGTCAAGACTGGCATAACGACGGCAACGCTTGGCGTCACCACAAACGAAACCGGCGGCACGCTGTATGGGGTGCTGACGCTTAATTCGACACTACCGACAGCGGCCCAGATCAAGGCGGGCCAGAACGCTGCAGGATCGGCGGCGGCATATGCGTTCAACCAGGCGGTGTCCGCTACCGGCAACCAGCCTAAGAGTGCCACCGGGCTGACCGGCTCGACAACTTACTTTGCTTACTACATGCATGAGGATGTTGCGGGCAATCAGTCGACCGTCCCGACCGGCGTATCGTTCACGACGGATGCGGGCGCTTTCAGTGTTCTGGCTTTGCCGGGGTTGATCGGCTGGTACGACGCCAGCGTTGCGTCGAGCATGAAAACGACTGGCGGCGGTACAGCCACCAACGGGCAGGTGGTGGAAACGTGGCAGGACCAGAGCGGTGTAGGCAATCATCTGGTCAAGAACGTCTCTGCTACTGCCCCGACGCTGAACACGACCGGGTTTAATACGTCATTTCCGACACTGGTGTTTGACGGCACTTCAAACTCTCTTGAAAAAACAGGTTATGCAATCGGCACCGGCAACAAGCTCACGGTATTTGCCGTGACGCGAATGGACACCGGGGGGGACAATTATCACCGTCTGCTGTCTTATGTTAAGGTGGGCGACAGCGATGGGTTCTCAAATCCCGGTTCGTCCTCCATCCTCCTCAAGAGCGTTGCTAACGCCGAGATTATCACAGCGGCCACCGGTGTTCTCAGCACGCCGGGCGCCCTCGCTTTCGATACACCGGCTATTGTCGCGGCGATCTATACCGGGAGCGTTATTTCCGTTTACGTCAACAACGTGCGGGCGGGGACGGGGAATGCCATGACATCCCCGTTCGCAACGGGCGGCAAACTGAAACTTTGCGGCGAAGACGGCGCGACCAACTGGTTGGGACGAGTTTCCGAAGTCATCATCTGCAACGCAGATAACACCGCCGAAGCCACCAACGCTTACAATTACTTGAAAACGAAGTGGGGGCTATGACGGTCGGGATCCTCAGTTTTGCCGTGGCCGCCGCGCCTCCGTCCAACATCTGGATGGCTGCGCCTGATATCGTGGCGTTCACGGTGGACGATCCGCCGATTATTCCCGGCAACATCGAGACAGGTTCGTTCAGCGGCAACGCCTACGGCACATGGTTTCAGAGAAACAATCCAGCCAGCGGCGGGGCGCTGGAATGGTGTACCCCGTTCGGGATTACGCGGGACCGGGTCAGGTATTCCGACAAGCCAAATCCCTTGCCGTATCGCAACAAGATCGCGTTGCGCACGCTTGCCAATTACACAGTGACGGGCGCGACAGCGACCGCTGTATACTATCGCGACGAGGCTAACGGGCAGGGTGATCAAGTAACTTCACCCACCGGGTCGTTTTCGTTCATGATCACGCAGCGGCATACAATCTACATCAAGCTGTCTGCAGCGCCAACGAACAATGCAGTCATAACAATTTCAAACAGTCAGGCGAATACGTTTCCGATTTTCAATTTCACCTATAACGACAAGATAACGCGGGCAGGCGGCATTCAGGTTAATCAGATCGGGCAGCGCCCCAACGATGCACTGCGTTATGCTTACCTCGCCGCACGTATTCCCGGAGCGCCAAACAGCGGCACGGTTAATTTCGCCACCACCTACGGTATGACCAGCTTCCAGATCCTCAACAGCGCCAAGGCGACGGTGTACACGGGTTCGATAGTTCAGCGCGTCAGTTCTGCGGCGACGACTGGAGAAGGGTACGACAGCGGCATCGACGTCGCCGATATTGGGCACGGGTTTTCCGTTACTGGTATTTCCAAGGCGGCGTCGGCGGTTGTGACGTGTCCCGGCCATGATTTCCTGGTTGGCGACAAGGTGCGGCTGGCTGGCATCAACGGCATGACGCAGATCAACAACGATGGTTTCGAAGCCATGCCGTCAGGCGCGGCGGGGCACTGGGTTGCTCCCACGGTTACCGCAAAAGATGCAACGACAATCACGATCAACGTCAACTCAACGGGGTTCTCGACATTCGCCAGCACAACGGCTTTTTCAACCGCGCTCGGCGGTGTCAACAACAAGGTGTTCAAGTGTTTCAATACCAACCGTGCGGGTACCTATGTGTATGGCCTCGACTTTAGCGGCTGGACGCCGGGTTCGAGCGGAACGCACTACATTTACATCCCCGGCTACGGCGTCAGTGATCCCTTCCTGATCCAGTCGGATGCGTGGGCGATTGCCGCAGGCAAGACGCATCAGGGCATCTTCAACATGCGGCTGGGCTGCGCAGTCAGTTCGGAGGGGGGATATTCGCGCGGCGTTGCGATTGCGGATGGCGTCAACGGCTGCACCAACTACCGGAGCAATCTGGTTGCGCTGTTCTGTTCGGAGTGTGCGCAGAGTTACGCGCCAACAGGAACTAACCTTATTACTGCTGGCATGGGGGCTTATGTCGATGCGGGGACACTGGTGCTTTCCAGTTTAACGTGTCCGGCAGGCACGGTGTTCGCGACAACCACGGTACCACACGGCATTACTGTCGGGACTGATTTTGCTATCCAGCCGTCAGGATTTTCCCCGCCCCTCTACAACTATATCGAGGGCGGAAATTACACCGCAGGCATCGCCCGCTCGACCGGGGCGAGCACATTTACATGGAACATGGCGGGGCAGGTGCTGGCCGCTGGCGATGTTTCAACAGGTATCGTCAGGACCGGCTTTGTTACTTCCACTCGCACGGGGACCAAGGCCGCCGTGCAGGACGCTGGTGATAACGACGATGTGGGATATGATCATATTCCCGGCTACAAGCTACTTGCGCTGGTGTTCAGGAATATTCCGAAACCGTCTCGTTTTACGCCTTACACGGTGCCACTCAGTACGTCGCTTCTCAATTCCACACTCTACGCGGGCACTGATGCCCTGCCGCCGCTATTCCATGAGTTGTTCTGGTACGCCGATCAATATCGTCAGGGTCAGATGCCAGATGGTTCGGTATGGGGTGGCACGGAGTATGGCAAATTTGGCTCGATGGTACCTGACTTCCCTGAACCCATTGATAGATATCGCGGAACGGACGCTGGCGGATCGTTGACGGGACAAACCGTTATGGGTTTCGCCTTTGCCAGGGATCACCTGACCACGTTCATGTATGCCGGGCTGGCCGCGCAGTTGGCGCAGATTGCCTATGATTACAGCCTCACCACGCTGGGAGATACCTGGAAGGCGTCAGCCATTGCGGCTTACACCTGGGCGGATGGTCTCGCCACCAGCGTTACAACGCGGGATGCCTACTACGTCACCACGCTCAACATCAAAACCAAGATGGGATGGAACACGACGCAGTATAACGAAGCAATTCTTGTTCTTAGCGACCGTGCTCTTCTGGCAAAAGTTGATGCGGCTGGTTCGCTTTATCGGTTGCTTGGCAGCACGGCAGGACAAGCGCCGTATGGCAACTTTATTGAGAAAAACATCATGATCCTTCCCACTATAGTAAATGGGGGGTCTGGTCATGCCGTCAACGATATCATCGCAATGGCAGGCGGCACGGGTGTTGACGTCGCAGCGCGCGTCTTGGTGACTGCCGTTAGTGGTGGTGTCATCACGGCTGTTCGTGAAGTTCACAAGGGGCAATATACAACTGTTCCAGCCAATCCAGTACTTCAAGGCAGTACGACAGGGGCGGGCACTGGCGCGCAGTTTAGTTTTATCTCAGGCGGTTGTTGGTCTGCTTATTACACACAGAACATGATCGGCATATACGACTATTGCGCTACTTCGCCGTCCAATTCGAATAAATTATTCATGTTGGGAGACTATGACCACAGCAACGCGGCTATCGGGTTGAACCCATCAACCAGCTATATGGGAATGCAGTTTGACGTTGCTCCCGTCACGCAAAGCATTGCCGCAATGAGCCTCGCCGCGCCGATAAAGGAAATCCAGGCACATCTGATGTATGTGTTAGGCGGCGGCGCCACGCCAATTGCTTCCAAACATTTGAAACTGATGCAGGCAGGCTGTTCGTTCCAGCTTGGGGCAAACCTTCCGGGTAAGGCATTCCAGACCGGGACGGGGCCGCGTCCGTTCGTCTGTACGCTGCATGAGGACGCCTACAAGATGGGGACGCCGACGCCCTATGGCATTGTCCCTTATGGTTATCAGGGCTGGGGTTCGGCGTTCAGGTTCTTCAACTTCGCCGGGATTGGAAATGTCGGTGGGGATGGTCCGACCAACTACCTTGCCGACAACACCAGTGGGGCGTGGGAGAACACTTCAACGCCGGGTTCGGCGAAGATGTGGAACCCGTGGCGTTACGGTTCATCGTTCTGGGAGTGGTCACCGGAAAACCGGACTATCATTTATATTTCCGAGTGGGATCTTACTGGTTCCCAACTTAATACAATCGCGGCGCAGCTATACCTGCACGGCTGGGACGGGAACGTGTGATGGCACGAGACGACTGGATGATGGGCGCGCTGGCCGCGCAGGACGAGTACCAGCCGGTGCCGACAGGCGCCGACCCGTTCTACGCTGTGCGGGATCCATCCGAACTGGCGGCGCAGCGTGTGCGACAGCCTTACAAGGGCCTGCCGGCGCCAGGCACCAGCCCGCTGCCGCAACTAGCACTCGACGCGGTCGACATGATGATCCCGTCATCGCCGGCCGACCTGGCGATGATGGCACTGCCTGGCGGCGCTGTGGCCAGGGCGCTGACTAAGGTCGGCGGGCCTGCATTGCGCGGCGGCGTCGGCGCCGCGGGCATCTATGGCGCCATGAGCGACGAGGCGCAGGCTGACACTCTCAGCAAGCTAGGCAAGGGCATGGGCAAGATCCTGAGCCCCGTCAAAGACCCTGGCAACGCGATTTTCAGGCAGGCTCCCATCAGCCGCACGCCGCCACCCTGGCAGGAACTAACGGAGGAGGCTTTCACCAAAACGCCGACCGCAACTGTGCCGCCCGACCTGGCGAACGCCTACCGTGACCCGAGACTGAAGGCGAAAGCAGAGGCGATCTGGCACACCTATCCGCAATACGGCGAGAAATATCCCGACATCGGGCCGCCTGCGTTGAGAGAGAAAGCGCCCGACCCCAAGAACCCCGGCAAATTCCTGATTGCGCCGAAGAAGGGTGAGATCCCCTACTCTTCGATGGAAGAGGCGTTGGCGAAGGCTGAAGAGCCCAACTATTTCCTGGAGAAAAAGCTGACGCCGGAGGCTGAGATATTCCAGAAACAGCGTAACATCGTGCAGCGTGATATGGATCTGCACGGCTATACGCCTTACTTCGACCCCGCGAAGCGGGCTGACATTCCCTCGTCCGACTATGGGCCGTTTGCTGACACCGGCGTGGCGGCCTCGCCAAAGACGGCAAAGACAGACGAGGAATGGTTCAAGAAGTACGGCACACCGGAGGCACGCGCGCGGCTGCAGGAGGGGTTCGAGAAAGGCAAGTCTATTCCAGACACCGACAAGTGGTATTTTATGAAGCAGCTGCAGGACAAATACGTCGCGGTGCTGGGGGAGAAAGAGGGCAAGGAGGCCTTCAAGAAAGAGTTTAGCGGCATGATGGCGGCGACGACCGGCGGCGCTAGCCCTTACAACAATTTCCTAATGTCGCATTATGCCGGCTATCTCAACAAACAAGGCCAGCGTGTCGACCAGCGCGCTTATGAGATGCCGTTCCCGATCGGCGGCCGGTTCGCATCCGGCAACATGGATCAAGCGCAGAAATACATTGATAACGGCATGGTCGGCTTCGATCCGGCGAAGAACCCGAAGCGTTACGACTTTGACAACGCCCTGGCGGGCAACCCTGCTGCTGGAACGATTGACGAGCAGATGTCGGGCGCGTTCATCCCCGGCATGACCATCCCTGAACATTACGGCCCGGCGACGCGCGTGCTACACGAAGAGGCCGCCAAGGCTGGCGTCGACGCGCGCGGTTTCCAGGATGTCGGCTGGGCAGGGCTGAAATACCTCAAGGAGGAGGCCGCCCACGCGGCGAAAGAGGCGAAGAAGGCAGCGAAGAAGCCCGGCATCGGCCACAACAGCGAGCCGTTCAAGTTCGACTACGACGGCCCGATGATTAACACCATCAACCGATCGATCGAAACCACACACCGCCTGACCGGCATGCCGATCGAGGAGATTGTGGTGCGCGGTCTTATCAAAAAAGAGATCCCGATGTATGGCATCGGGGGAGCAGCAGTCATGGGCGGGCTGGCCGCGCAAGACAGATACCAACCCGAGGAGAGGATGTAACATGGCCCAATCTGCAATCACTGTGACACCACCGAGCCCGACCCCGCCCACCAATATGAGTTTCCTCGGCACCACGCCGCCGACCGCACCGGCGCAGCCGGTCGCCGACGACGGCACCGCCGGCACGTTGACTGTGTTCGCGACCAAGACCGCCAGCGCCGACAACGCCAACTTCCCGAGCGTCGAGCACGAGGGCAAGGGCACCGAGGTCACCGTGGTGGCGCCGGGCAGCCGCGCCGAGGCGCCGACGATCGCGTTCTCGGATCTGGGCAACTACACCACTAACCCGAACCGCGACCACGCCTCCAGCCTGTCGCCGGCGACGGCGCCGACCTTTGCCTCGATCTCGCCGACCACGGCGGTGAAGGGCACCTCCGGCACCACCACTATCACCGCGACCGGGACGGGTTTTGTACCAGGGTGTAAAATCTGGGCCAACAACGTCGAGCAGACCACTACGTTTGTCAGTGCGACGTCACTGACGGCGGCGGTGAAGAAGAGCCCCGACGCCGGCATCTGGAATGTCGAGGTCAGGCTGGCGGGTACGCCGGTCGGCACCGCCAAGACATTCACATGGACGTAAACAGACCTTCGCGCGTTACACCTACGGAGGCGATTTTCTGAGGAGACGACAATGACGCACCCAAAAAACCAAGGCAACGACGAGCCCGATACCAAGAACATGGTCAAGCCAGGATCGACCATCGACCAGTCCAAGGCAGGCGGCCTGCCGCAGACCCAGCCTGGGCAGCAGCAGGGCCAACAGGGCCAGCTGCAGCCCGCGGTGGGCATTTCCGACCAGGACCGCGAGCGTGAGCACAAGCGCCAGCAGGATGCGTGGGATCTGGCCGCGCAGCGGGAGAAGGACAACAACCCGGAAACCAAGCCGCAGCGCACCTACGACAAGGACGCGCCCGGCATGCATCCGGCCAACCAGCCGGCGCCCGACACCAAGTTCAACAAGGCGACCCGCCTTGACCTTGAGGACATCACCGGCAACCCCGGCCACCGGCAGGTCAATCCCGACGCGCCGGCGGGCTCAATCAACGGACCGGGCTTCGACCGCACCGGCCGCTGGGAGAGCATCAACGAGCCTTCCCACGTCGACCAGAACCATCCGCGGCGATCGGCCGAGGGCGGCGTCCAGCCTGGACCGGGACCGACGGGGCCGCGTCCTGGTACGAAGGAGGACCGCTAGATGGCTGACCCGAAAAGCATACCGCCCGGCAGCCCGGTTGGCAGCCCCTGGGAGAGCATCAACGAACCGCCGGGCTCGCAGGTGATCCCGGTGGGGGCGGGCGAGGGGGCTGGCGGCGAGGCCGGCGGCATCGGCACCGAGTACGAGACGCCGGAGATCGAGGAACTGGAGCCCGACGAGGTCGAGGCCGGGTCTGCCGAGGACATCACGATGCATGTCCACGGCACCGGGTTCACCGACAAGTCGGTGATCACGTTCAACGGCCTGGACGAGCCGACCGTATTCGTCAGCGAGAGCGA